GCCACAGTGATCGCCTCGATGTCGGCGCGATCCACTTTGCCGTCTTTGTTCAGGTCGAAGAAGTCGGGGTGCCCTTGCGCGAAGCGGAGACTGATGCCGTGGTTCGTGATGCCACCTGCGTCTGCGGGGTCATCGACGAAGCCGCCCTCGTTGGCGGTGATCTCCGCGAGCATGGAGAGGATCGTCCAACTCATTTGTTGATGACCTCTTGGAACCCGTCACAGATACCGGCGAAGTCTTTGAACGGGATATCCACCGCGGCCATACCCATGGCGCCTGCCGTGCGGACGGTCACCCGAACCACGCCGAGTTCCTCGATCCTGAAGGCGTTCACGAAGCCGGGCTCACTCACGCCGGTTTGCGTCCAGCCGAAAGACTTCATCTTGATATCCTCCGCGACATCAGATAGGCACTTTGATGCGCTTTAGCGCATAAATCTGCTTTATGCGTTTCTGCGCATAATCCCTTCGGGCTTGAGCGCGGCGTCATCTTTGTGCGCAGGCTGGGACGGATGGTTCTCGTCCGCAGGTTCCACAGGCATGATGCCGTAGAAGAGTTTGTTCTCGGTGCCGAGGATCGGGAAGCCGACTACCTGAATCTTGAAGCCGTCCTCTTTCTCGAAGACCTTGCCCCGATAGGTAATCTGTACGTCGATAGATACCGGGAGGAGCAGGCATTCGCCGCTCTGGATGTAGGGCCGGGCCATGGCGTCGTCAGCGTTATCGTCGCCTTTGATGATCTGGGCGGCCAAGGCGTTAACGGCCGACTCCGTGTGGCACATGAACCGAGTGTCCGCGGCGTGAGCCGGGACCGGGAAGATGCTCATTAGCCCCAACACGGTTGTGACGGCGGCGTACGCTGCTATCGCTTTTAAGCTCATGACGGGTCTCCGCTTTTGGAATCATCCCCTACCTTACCATCTTTTTCACACCTTGGCGAGGACGGAATATTGACCCAGCGCTTGTAGGCGTAATTGGCCTTGGCAACCCCATAGGCGCCGAGAACGTCGATGAAGAATTGCGGCTTATAGACTAGGCAGACGACAGCCAGGATCAGTGTGGTGTAGACGGCGCAATTCGAGATCGACAGGACTATGCCGTCATCCTCTTCGAGGAGGTTGAAGAAGCGCATGGTTTTCTCCAAGACCCCTCCATTCATAAAATAGTGATTGCTCTCGTCGCTCACACTTAGCTCCAAGAAGAGTAAGTGGCCACTGAGTACGTTTGTTCCGCCGCTGTCAAAGCGAGTTCTCCGCCGTTGATTGTTGCCTGACCTGATGTTGACCCCATAGGGAACATCGTTCCGAGTGTTAAACTGCCGTAGGTTAGGATCAGCGTGTTATTCTTATAGAATTTGATCGAACCTGTACTGGCAGTAAAGTCCACTGCAACGCCGATGATGTCGCCGGTGGTGAAAGCGGTAGCACCTGTGGTGGCACCGTTATGGCGACCGTTCCCGTCAACAAACACTCCCCAGCCGTGGGTGTCTGACCCCACATAACTTAGCAGGGTCGCGGAGCTATCGCCTACGCCTATCCCAGGGTATGGACTGGCAACTGGTCCTACTATGAACTCGAAATAGAATTTACCACTGTTGTGCGATGCGCCTGCTCGCACGGAGGCGCCACTGGTCCCAGATGCGTTGTTGTAAATAGTACGGCCGTTAGCTGGACTGATTATGACTCCGGCCCAGAAACAATCATCAACGTTCCATTCATAGACCCCACTAATTCCACCGGCCCCGGTAGCGCCTGTCGCACCGGTAGCGCCCGTGGCGCCGGTCGGACCTGTTGCACCAGTTGGTCCCGGAATTGTATCTGCGTCAAAGCTGTCGCCGTCGAAGCCGATGGGGCCGGTGCTCGACATTCCACTGCCGCCCCCTCCACCGCCGCCACCCGCACTCGACCCAATCTGAATCAGTCCGTTCGTGGTGCCGTCGGTTTGGTAGTAGCCGGTGACGCCGACTGCCAAGGAGAGTGTGGTCGATCCGACCTTGACGTTCGTCGTAGCGGAGTTGTTGTTCGTGACGAGGAAGATCGCGCGCTTGACGGCGGGCACCGTGAAATTGTGCGTAGCCGTGTCGTTGTGCAGAGTGAAGCACATGTACTGTTGGAAGTTTGCCGTGGACAGCGTTGTGTTGCCCGCGGTCATGTCCACCAGGAAGGAGTCAGCGAGTGCGCCGGAGAGTTGAACCGTGGCGTCGTTGATCGTAACTTCCTTTTGGTTCTGATTCGCGGCAACTTGCGGGAGGTTCAGGTTATCCATGGCGGCTGTTCCCTATTCTGTCTAGGTTGAAACTTCCCCCGTCCATGACGAAGAAGGCAGTTTCACCCGGCAACACTTCTTTTTCTTCCTCACCACGTTTGACTTTTATGTTGTATCGACCGTCATTGAACAATGAGAACTCTCCGGCAACCGGAGGCATCGCTACCATGGCTTCCCGGTAATGACCAAAAGCCCGAATCGTCATCCCGTCCTGAAACGTAGACCGAGCGATCCCAAAGTACGGGCGCTTCGACGTTCCGAGGGCTCCAGGCGCATCCCCGAGATTCAACTCCACGTCGTAGTTTGCCATAGTTAACGCCCTTTTACCAGGAGAAAGTTACATCACCGGAACGGTCACGATATAGCCGAAACCCCGGCCTACAGCGCTGCTCTTTTGGTAGACCGCCAGAGACAGGGTGGAGGGAGTGCTCCCGAAGTCGGCCGTGATCTCCGCGGCCGTATACGTGATTCCGGGGAAGGCAACCGGCGTAGCTCCGAAGTCGATACTCAGGGTTCGTACGACCGATGGCCCATTGTAGATGTCGATGTCATAGGCTTCCGTGGTCTCGGCCAGAGGCACGACGCCGATGCTTTCATTCCATGCGCCGTTGATGCGCGTCCGGCGTACCCAGGTGAGGTCGATATCGGAGCCCGATAGGGCGGCGGCGACATGTACGGGCGCATACGGCTTAAGCGGACGACCGGTGGCCACGAACCCGACAGCCGTGGCGTTCTCCAGCAGTGCACCTTCTGTGACCGGCTTATAGTACCGGACCAGATTCAGGTCCTCTAGGCTAAGCTCGACCTTGTTGACGCCGGTAGACGGAGTGAGCAATACGAATGTCTCGCCGGACAAGTGCGTGTGCGCCATCGTATCGGTGCCGCGGCGTCCGCGTAGGAGCGTGGACAGCGTGTAGGTCCCGTCCGAGTTCTGGACGACGTTCTGGAATTGGATGACTTCGACTTCGCCGTTGGCCTTGAGCAGGACGGCGCCGTTGCCACCGTTGACCATAGCCATGTAGCTGATGCTCGTGAGGAGTGGGCCACCGTTGCTCATAGCGATGGTCACGGTGTTCGTGTTATCTGTGGCGAAGACATCGGACGGGTCACCGAGCGCGGTCGTTGCAGTACCCCACGCAGCCGCATGAGTGATGCCGCCGACATCCACGTACGCCACCTGATCGGCACTCTTGTAGAGTTCAAGCCCAGGCCACGAGGTAACGTAGCCGCCGCCCGCGTAATAGAGCAGCGTGAAGTTGAACCCAGTGTCGTCGATGTCCTGAAGGAGCGGCGTATCCATCGGGATGAACTTGGAGGCACCGGGGATGGAAATCTGTTGGGGCACGAAGCCGCTACCACCGTAAGCAACCGCATTCCCGATGTACGTGTCCACCGGCTGAATCGCGAGGTTGTAGGATTCACCGCTCTCCGATATGGCGATCGTGTCGATCGAGTAGTCCACGCCAACGTCATTGCTCGCGAGGCGCACCGTCACCACCGACTGAGTGTCCGGGTAGAGCACGAGCACATCGGTTGGATCGTATATGAGGTACTGCCAGGGCAACTTGATTTTGTATTGAACCCGGTTGATCCACGCCGAATAGAGCGTACGCTCACACGCGTTCTTGGCGTCTGTCGGGTCAAGCGAGATCGGGACATCCTGAGATAGAATGTTGTTCGAGTACATGACGGGGAATGGGGCCAGCGGACGCCGGGCATAAGCTGTGGAGGCTTGGTAGTCATTGTTGGGGTCGAAGAACTGGAGTGACACCTGGATCGGAAGATCGACCTCCTGCACGCGCGTAATCTGCACGAGCGAGTTCTTCTTGTTCTCGATGCGCGCCAGATCGGTGGCCGAGATTGTTGCTACGGAGGCGTGGCCGCGGTGAACGAACTTCAGAAGGAAGTCGCTCTCGAATCCGTCGAAGAAGTAGATCAGGGTCAACGGCGCAATCGCATCCTTCGCCGTCATCTGCTGAGGCATCACGTAGCCGGGCACAACATCCGTCAGGTCTGTCACGTCGATGTCGCTGGGCTGCAACGTCACCATGCCGCAGATGTCCGTGACGATTTGACTGAGCAGAACGCTCTGACCTTTAGAGCGGCCGGGATAGATGATGCCCCACTGGAACGGAGACGCGATGTTGAAGTTGGGCAGGCTGGAGTCACCGCCGAAGAGTATGAGGCCACCGGTTACCTCGTCCCAATACTGTTGGCCCTCCAAGAGTAACTGGTTCGTCCAGTCGTCCTTCTCGACGGTGCCGTCCGTGGTGTCGAAGATGAACACGAACGCATCCGTTGATCCGCCGTTGCCGCCGACTAGTATGGCGTAGCTACCGTTCACGATTCGCGCGGCGGTCATGGAGGGGTCGCCGTTTACGAGGGACAGGAAGTTGGTGAGCCCGTTCAACTGGGTGGACCAGATGATCTTGGCGTCGGTCACGTCCACCTTTATCAGGAACACCTTGTCGATGCCTACGGAATAGTGCATTTGGCACTCGATCAAAATGTTGCCGTCGGTGGGATCGAATGCAGGCCCCCAGACTTGTGAGAATGCGATGGCCGGGGCACCGAGCGTATTGTCTACATCAGTTGGCACAAAGGTGCCGGACTTGCTGAAGGTAATGAGCGGGTTCGATTGACCGGGATACGTGTCGGGAAGAAAGCCCTCGGCACCTTCGGCGAACGTCATAACATAGACGCCGACCGGGTTCGCATTCGGGGAACCGTACGAGGTCTTGCCAATGATGTAGGCAGTCGCCGTGTTACCGTTTGCGGGTCCAGCGCAACAGCTACCGACGAGTTCATCGGTAGGGAAGCTGACGCCGCTGAAAAGCATGGTGTCGCCGCAGAAGGCGCTCACACCATCCGTGGACGCGGCAGGTGCATTGACGATGAAGTTCGCTCCGCTCGCTGGAATCTGGATCGCACATATCTGTCCGGGCTCGACGAGTCCGTCCTTGCTGTTCACTAGAGAACTGCTTGCGGTGCCGAAGAAGCCGACAGCGGTGAGAGAGTTCGGATCAATCTTGGCGAACTGACACCTGTTGGCCGGATCGGACACAAGGTAGATGAAGCCGTCTTTGCCGAGACATGCGCCGCCGCCGTTTACCGCGTATATCCATTTGGAGGCGCCGCCGTATACCGTGGCTACCGGCTGCTCGAAGTATGCTGCTCCCGTGTCAATGTGAACCGCGGTGATGCCTGCTGTCGGCGTAGCACCTTCCTGCCCAAGGTGAAGGAGGAACACGCGGTTACGATCCCAATCGGGAAGCGCCACGGTTCCAGTCGGGGCACCGACGGCGTGCGCGACATCATACGTGAAACCGTAGCCGCCGCTGATTAGACTTTGGACTCCGTTGACGGAGACTTCAAACGTCCAGCTAGGAATACGGTTGCCATAGTTCGCGAGCGGTAGATCGTCGAACACGATGTAAGCCATGCCGCGATGCGCCTGAGCGTTGGCGGCGCCGAAGAGTTCGTTCGCGATCGTATCCGGGACCTGATCCTCCGTCCCCTTGTACAGCCGGAACTTCAGATGGTATTGGTTGAGCGTGTTCCCGCTGGCGCCGGTCGCGTCGTAGACGATCTTAGTGTCGGCCCATATCTTCACGATGCTGGTGATGGGGCCGACGCAGATACCCACGGCGCCCGACCACGTATACTTGTACGATGTCTGCCCGGCCCCGCCTTTGCCGCCGAATAGGCCGCCCTTCTTCTGCTGGATGTTTTGCGCCCAGATGATGTTGCCGCCGATACGAACGGTGCCCCACACTCGCGGGATGGGTGTCCCCCAAGTCGATGACGTGACGACTAGGCTGGTGAGTTTGCCGCTGCTGCTGTTCTGAGGAAAGAGCGCACTGCCCAACAGTGACCCGGCCAAGAAGCCGAGTTGCGGCATCCCGAAGAGGCTACCGATCAATCCACCTGCGGCGGCGACTAGAAGCTGGCCCATGGTCAGTCCTCCAGGCCGGGGAATCGAAAGACGGCTCTCGTCTTGCGCTTCCACTCGTCAGTGTAAATTTCCTCGACTACACGGCCACGAGGAATGTAACCGTGAATGAACTGGGGTTCACCGGTTCTCCGGGGATTGCTCATGACTCCACAGTGGCACGGGAAGATTTCCTGTCTGAAGACGAGGATGTCGCTGGGCCGCGCTAGGGCGTTGGGGACGCGAATGAGAAACCGCGCGAACTCTTTCTCGAACTGATACCACTGTGCGTGCCGGGGATACGGAGGCGGCTCATAGTCGGAGAAGCCGGTCGCACGGCAGGTGTGAAGGACGACGCCTATACAGTCGAGCCCAAGTTTAGGATGCCGCCCTTCGTGCACCCAGGGCGTTCCTATTGTCTGCTCAGCAGCAGCTATGATGTCGTTACTGCGCATCTGGATAAAGGAACACTTGATCGTTTCCGGGGAGGTAGGATTCAGCCCGCATGTTGTCGAGGTTGGCGAACTTGTCGCGACAGGCCGCCAGGGACTTGTTGCATCCGGGAGAGATATGCAGTTTATCACCGACCTGGATCAGATAGCCAGCCGAGAGCCGAAGCTCGACATGGGCGCCGGTTGATAGCCAGCTTTTGATCTCGGTATTCCGCCCGGTATTGTTGCCGCTTTCCCAGGTCAGGATGCCGTAGTTGTACCAACCGTCTATAGCGCGAGGCTCCGTCACCGTTATCGTGAAGTGGGTCTGATCGGTAACCGTGGCGACTACCGCGTCTCGCGTCCAGGCCGTCACGGTCGTGAAGACAGCGGACCCATCCGTGGTCGTGTGACCTACAGTCGTATCGTAGGCTGGCTGCGATCCGGCCGTAGTTCCTGTCGTCGTGCATTCGTAGATGACATCCTGGTACTGGCTATAGTAGGGACCGGCCGCAGTGGAGACTTTGATAAATGTCCCGGCGGTGTAGAGCGTGGAGTTTTGCCGTAGCGGAGGATCGAGCGGAATCTTGCAGCGGGCGTCGCCAAGATCGGCCCTGCACTCCGGTCCATAGAGTTCCAGAATTTTCTGCTGGAGCAACTGCGTCATGCCGCGAAGCTCGACGTGGAACCAACCCTGCGGCGACGCGACGACTTCACCGAGTTTGCCGCGACGAAGCTTGAGCGGTCCCTGTGTCAGGTCTGCCCAGTTGACTACGAAGACATAGATGTCGGCGTAGTCGAAGAGACCGGAGCGGAGATCATTGTCGGTGATAGAGGCATTGTCGAAGACACCCTCCACATCCAAGTTGTCCACCGACAGGTCGGAGTTGTTCGCCGTAGCCGTGGCCGAGAAGCCAACCGACGAGAGGTAGGTTCCGTTGTGCCCGGCAAATTCTCCGCTGGTGATGGGCAGGTCCACGTCGTGCGATGTGAAGAAGAACTGAGTCCCATCCGTACGCACGATGTGCCAGCAACGCGCCAGGGTGGTAGCGGGCGAATTGAGATGGGTGTTAAGCGTGCCCGAGATCGTCTTCATTCTTTTATCTCAAGGATGGTTATGGCCGGAAGCTCAGCGGCGCCGGTCCAGGTAGCCTTCACTTTGAGGACATCGGTGTCGAAGCGCACAGGAACGTGGAACTCGCAGATGACGGATATTATGACGCCTATACCCGGCGCATGACCGGCGGTAAATGACAGGACGCCCGTGTCATAGGTTACAGAGAAGTTGGAGAACTGCTCGATGCCGTTGAGGAAGACGCGCACTGCGAAGTTCTCGTTAGTGGGCCGAGTTATTTTTCGCAGGAAGAAGTCCCCGGAACTCGCCGTGTAAGACTTGACGATTTGGAAAGCCAGCGTGGTGCCGTCGCCGGTCGCGATCGACTGTGACGTGTTAGTTGTAGTGTCCCCGATCTGGAAGTCCATCCAGTCCTTGAACCTGAAACCGTAGCCGCGGCCGAAGCACACGTAGAAGAGATTCACCACGTCCTGAAACTCGGTCGGCGACTGGATGCCGTAACTGATGTCCCAGGTGCCGCGCTCTCGCGACCATTCGATGTTGCGCTTCTCGAAGCCGGACGACAACTGCAAGATGGTGGTCAAGAAGCCGGGGCCGCCTTCGGCGCCCTGCTCTATCGCGTCATCCAACTTGGCGTCATCGACGAATCCATTCGTGATGGTCATGGGTTTAACTCCGCATGATCGCGTTACGTGTGGCTGCTCTCGTTATGAGGCGATTGATCCCGGACATAGCTTGCCCACGGCTCCGCATGAAGCTGTCGGCGTCCTGGACGCCGTGCAGATGTAGGCCGCCGAGATTGATCGAGGCCCCGCTCTTATTCTGTTCATCCCGCATTTGCGCGGGAGTCTTCACAGAGATGTGTTCATCCGGCGACGCGCGGAATGCAACGACCTGACTATCGACGCCGCCTAGACCACCAACCTGAAAGTCGGCGCCACCGGCAAACCCGAGGAGCTTCCCTATACCGGAGAATAGGCCGCCTCCGCTTGAGCCAGTGGAGGAGCCGCCGAAGAGGCTACCGAATAGGCCGCCGCCTGAGCTACCGCTAAAGCCGAATGCGCTGGAGGTAATGGGGACGCTGCTGGGGATGCCACCGGTCGCCGTGTTGAAGATGTCGGTGCCGGTCAATCCAGCGCTGGCCAGATCGGCACTCTGCGTCCACACAGGGTTCGTGGCGCTAGACCCGAGGCCGTTACTAGTCAGATTGGAGCCCGCGGCGCCGCCGCCCATGATCGTGCTGAGGAAGCCGGTGAGTGGGCCACCGCCGGAACCAATGTTCTGGCCGGAGCCGAGACCAAGCGCGTTCGCGAGCGGTGCCATGATCGCCTGCTTGACCGCGAGCCGATCGAGGTCAGTCAACATGCCGGTAACAAAGGACTGGATGTTGATCTTCCCCGTGACGAAGAAATTCGTGATGGCATTGGTCATATTGTCGAAAGCGTCAACGACAACCTTCGACGCGTCCGTAGCCGCGTTGGCCATGTTCTTCTGAACGGTAATCATACCTTCCTCGAACCCGCTGAGCGCGTCAGTCTTGGTCTTCAGTAGCGCGAGTTCGATGTCCTGCACCGACTGAACATACTTCTCGTTCGATATGACTCCCTGGTCGTGGAGCTTGTTCAACGCGTCCAGGCTGACGGCGAACGTATTGTTAGCGTTAGCCTCCGACAACGCTGACGACACAGCTTTCTCGGCTATAGTGTTCTGGTCGCGCATCGTCTGATTGAACTTAATCATCGCGATGTCGATGCCCGACTGCACATCGTCCCTGGTCTTGAGGACGTTCAGTTGGTAGGTCTCAAGTTCTTTCGTAGCGTCACGTTGCGAGACAACCCCGTCCTTGACGGCTTGGTTGAGCGCGACCTGCGCTACTTCGTATTCCTTGAGCGCGTTAGTGTTACCGAACGCCTTGGTGACCGCGGTCTGCGCCATGGCCTGCTCATTGGTGAGCAACAGCCGCTCCTTGGCCTCGGCCCCGGTTACGCCTGCGGAGATGTCGAAGCGAGCAGCCATCCGTTTTACCAGGGCCTCGTCCGCGAGCCGGTTCGATTCCGCCTGGGTGATGTTACCTGCCTGAAGCGCCGTGTTCAATTCTTTGATGCGCCCGGTGTAGTCCGTCTCGGCGTTACCGGCGCCGATAGCGGCACGCTCCTCGCGCTTCATGAGTTCTTCCTTGGTGAGACCCCACTTGGCCAACTCGGCAGATACGTTGATCCCGACTTTCTCGGCATTGGTGAATATCTTCACGTTGTCCGCATAACGAGACGCCGCAGCAGCCGCGGGCTCATACTTGGCGATCAGCTTGTCGAGCGCGGACTCGGCTGCGGCGCTATTCTTCTTGGCCGCCTCCACGTCCGAAGTTGAGCCCACGTTAGGATGGCCATTCATGTCGAGGCCGGTGCCCGGTGCACCGAAGTTTGTGAACTTCCCATACGCGCTCTTGATTGCCGCCTCGCCAGAGTTGGCATTAGTCTTTACGTCGCTGGTGAACTTGTCCATGGCGTCGGAGAGCGGATTCTTGAACGTGAGATCAACGTGGCTCATTTGTCCGAAGGGGTTGAACTTGTTCGCGATGTCGATACCGTAGTTCAACATCTGCGAGATGCCTGAGAGCATCGCGTTGATGCCTTCGAGCACGACACCGAGGAACGCCTTGAACGTCGTCATCGGGTGCTCAAATGCTTCGACAAACTCGGCACCGATTATTGTTATGATCTTCAGCGCGAGTTCACCCCAGCCGCCCATGCTCTGGGCTAGGTCATTGAACGCCTTGTAGAGCACGACGCCGACAACGGTCGCGAGGAGTAGGAAGGGCAGTACGAGGATTCCAGCCTCAGACGTAATCAGTAGGAAGAAATTCCGCGCCACGTTGAAGAGGGCCACGAAGCCGCTAGTAAGGGAAGAGAACACTGTCACCAGTGTCCCGAAGATACCGGCCAATGCACTAAGCCCGGCGTTCAATGCGACCAGCGCTAGGAATGCGCCGACCACGGCGAGAATCTGCGGAAGGTGATCGCCGATCGTATTGATAGCTTGTGCGACACCGGTTGCGCCGGTTGCCCATTCTGCCATGCGGCCGACGAAGTCTATGAACTGCGTCTTCAGAATTTCGATGGCTTGACCGACGGTCTCCTTCGTATTCTTCCATTGCTCGGCGAGAAGCTTCTGGCTCTCAATCGCCTTCACCATGTCGCCCGACGTGAATGCGCCGGGAAACGATTTCGACAACTCGAAGAGGCCACCGCCGGAGATATTCTTGCCGGTCCCGCGAATCTTGTCTAGCTGCTCATTCACTTCTTTCGCGTGGACGCCGGTCGCGGTGATGGTGGTCGCCACAGCATTGACGAGGGCCGGGTCCTGCATCAACAGAGCGCGGAAGTTACGGCCTTGGACGACGCCGAGGTTCAACAGTTCGATGAAGTCGCGCATAGAGTTGCGTGCCTGTTGAGTGGTGGCGCCGGAGATCGCGAGAGATTCATTGAACGCTTTCGTCAGGTTCGTGATCTGGCCCCAGTTCAAACCCATGCTTGATGTGCCACGGGCGATCGACGCGAAGACAAGCGCTGTCTCTTGGTAGCTCTGACGAGTCTCGATGGACAACTGCTTCACGGTGTTCTGTGCCTGGGCCGCCTCTTCGGTGCTCGACGTGATGACTCGAAGCTGGTTATTAATTTGCTGAAACGAACTGACAGCTTCCAGCAGTCCCTCGAACGCGCGAGCGAATGACAACGCCACGAGGGCATTTCTCATGAACGCGAGCGCATCGCGGACACCGGCCGTCGCGTCACCGATCTGTTTGACGCTGGCCGCCGCCTGACTGGCACCGTTGACCTGGACGACAAGCTGGAGTGTTTGAGTAGCCATTACGGAATTTCCTTCAACTGCCAAGTGCCCCGGATGGACTTGATCGCGACATCAACTGATCCATCGAAGAACCCGGCATCGGCCTGTGGCGAACGGCCTTCATTGAGTAAGTCGATGTGGGGCGCATTGTTGGTGATGTAGATGGCGTTGTTCCGATCGGCCTGGAACTTCGACGCCGCCGAGGAGTGTTGCACTCGCACGGAGTCCAGGTTCGCGGTCTCGCTCTTACGGCTGAACCCGTCTGCCTCGCCCGCTCTGTGGCTCAGACGATAGGTAGGATACGGCACATAGGCGGGGATGGCTGAGTTCACCGGGGCATCGACGGACATGATCCAGTTGGAGCGGGCGACGCCGGTATCGACGGGAGTCTCACGCGCAAGGTAGTCGCCACCGGCCAACGCAGCCTTCTGGACCACCATGGTCGTCAATTCGACGATCTGGTCGCTGTACTGCTCCATCAACTTAGGGAGGTCCTCGAACAGGTGGACGCCCATGGCTGCACCTTACTTGGTTTTCTTAGCGGCTTGTTCGGCTCGATATTTAAGATACTCTCCATCCATAGAACAGACAAGCATCCAAAGGTCTTCTAGCTCCTCGTCCGTCATGTCCAACTGATTCGCGTAATCCCTGGCCGCCGTCCACGGGATACGCCCCTCACTGAATCCCACGGAACGACAAGAGGATAGCGTGAGGAACGCAGTGTAGTAGAAGCCGAGGCCCGGTAGAAGTTGTGGAGCCTCGGCTATCCGCTTCGGGACCGGCTGTCTCGCCACGAGGGCGCGCCGGATCAGAGCTTCTTCAATCGGTCCCTGCTGAAGCTCATACAGCAGGTAGGCGATTAGTTTCCCGAAGCGACCTTGAGAGCAGAGGCCCGGAAGTTCGTGTAGTTCGATGCCTGCTCACGGAGGCGCGAGTAGAGATCGGGGAGGTCGTTGAACAGCTTCGCTGCATTCTCTTTGGAGAACGCCAGGACTGCGCCTTCTCGATCCGTGACGAACTCCCAGTCGAGCAGGATCGTGTCGATGAAGACCTTCCGCATGACGGGTTCGAGCGCTTCGTTGTCGATGATGTTGAGTTGGATTTCGCGTAGGTGGGGCTTCATGGCGGCGGTAAGCGCCTTCTGAAATTTCGAGTTGGAACCACCCATGCGGGACACCAGGAACCGGGCGCCCCCGACATCTTCTACCCAGACGCCGTCGCGTTCGGCATTCTTGCTAGTCTCATACGCTTCATACAGGCCACTTGCCATGGAATCCTCCTTTGGCGTGAAAAACCATTACGGGCTTCTGAAAACCCGTTCCGCAGGCCGCAATTTACCGTAAAACGGTTAACGGCGCAAGGGCTAAAGATAGATGAACATTATGCTGGAGACGGCCGCACAGACCATCACCACAGCCTTGTGGATATGGTGCTGGTTAACCTCAGAGATCGCCTGTCCGGCCTCAAGGAGAGCCATAGCGACAAGACAGACATCACTCTGCCAGAACCATGCCCAGAACGCTGTTGCCCAAGCCCAGACCATAGGCGACCCTCCCGCCCATGGCTTTAGAACGTCGGCATCGCCACGGTGGGCAGATAGGAGAAGAACTCCATCAGCGCAGTGTGATTGAAGGTCCGGTCGCGCCCCATCTGCATCGTGATCGGGAGCATGATCGGCTCATTGATCTTCACGTCCGCGCGGGCGTCCGAGATGACCATCAACGGGAGGTCAATCATGATGCCCTGGTTGTTTCGAGCGAAGGCGAAGTCGAGCGTTACGTCGGCCCCCTGGCGGACGGACTCCATCGCGGCCACGTCGTTGAAGTAAACCTGCACGGTGCCGGTCACTTCAAAGAACCCAGCCGTGACTTCAAAGGCGCCGAGCTTCTTGACGGCCTTGTTGGCTTTCAGGTTGTTCTTGATGACGAGCTTCAGTTCGGTAAGCTCCGCGAACAGAGAAGTCGGCGAACTGTCGAAGGTGCTCAGGATGGCCATCTTCGCGCGGTTGACATGCGAGGTCGTGTTGTAGGCGTCCTCGAACGCGACCACCGGAGCATTGGCCGCGCTACCGGCGGTCACCGCGGCGTCAGACAAGATCGGCGTTCCAGCCGGAATCTCAGTCTTCGTGATCGCCATAAACGAAAGGTCGATCTCCACTTTGGCGGCCGTCTTGATGTTGAAGGTGGCCTCATTGGGAACGGCACCGACGAGGTATTCGGCCTGAAGCTGCGTCGGGAAGTCAATGTTCGATGCACCGAGAGTCCGTTCGAGCGTGTAGGTGCGCCGAACCTGGAAGGTCGGAGACGCCTCATTCTTGAGCACCTTGCCCCAGAAAAGTTGGATCGTCTTGGCCGTGCCGGGATCGGTTATCATCTCGCTGGAGGTCTTATCGAACGTCAGCGTGTGCGTGGCAATCGCGTGAATGCGCGCCCACCCGTTATCGGTGGGGTGCGCGTCAAACTCCGTAGCGACAGTGTCGCCGCCGATCCAAATCCATTCGCCGGGGATAAGCGGGAGCGTGGTGAAGTCGAGCGACGTGGAAGACATGGCGGGGTAGTCCACGGTGTCGTTCGTGATCGTCAGGTCGCCGGATGCACCCTGGAAACCAACCGCTTCAAGTCGAGCAGTCGTGGACGGGGTCTCGTCTTGAACGTTGGTGTCCGTAACCACGACATCGGCGACGCCACCGGTAAGCGTTCCAGAGCCCCAGACGCCGTTGCCGGTGACCATGACATCCGTAGTTGCCACAGAGTTGGGCGCGTAGCCGCTGCGGATAGCAGTGACAGTGACAGTGTGCGACGCAGCTACGGCGGTCACGTTCGGATCGGGGGCCGTTACGAAATAGTCGGTCCCCGGCGTCCCGCCGCTGTCATTGATCGCGTTGGTTAGGTTGGTGATGGAGCCTGCTTCGGTCAACGCGATCTTCACGTCACCGTCAGTAGCCGGACTCGCCACGAAGTGATAGGTGCGCGTTCCGATAGTGACAGTGTCGCTGGTGCCGTAGTTGGACGAGGAAGTGAGAACTCCACCGGCCTTCACGTAGGAGGACGAGGACACAATCTTGAGACCGTTGTTCGCGTTCTTCGCAAACCCAGTTGCGAAGATCATGTAGTTGGCGACCACTTCGTCGAACACGTCACCGTAGGCCAACTCGTATTTGTGGCTCGCGTGTACGACCAGATTGACGACGCTGGTGTTGCCGTTGAACGGCAACGTGTCATCGGCTTCGCGGAGGTTCGCGAAGAAGTATCCCTGGAACAGACGGGTCAAACCGTCCTGCGTCAAGTCTTGCTGGATGGTGCCCTCCACGTCGAGGTCAACCACGACGCCCTTGTTCAACTGGCGACCGGCGTTGATGGGCATACGGGCGACAGTCTTGACGTTGCCGCCGAAATTTGTTTCGGTGTTGGGCTCCAACTGATACCAGAATTGCAGCGCAGCCGTGGGAAGTGTGCCAATGGTCTGGGTCCGGTCCTCTTCGGCGTACCGAAGGCCAGAGGTATTGGAGTCAATTTTCAGGGCGTTAGTGACCATGGGTTACTCCCTCTCCGGGCGACGGCCTTCTGAGCAGCCTATATGGTCGCCGACAGGCATCAGTATGTCAAGCAAGGCTTAGCGGAACTGGTCAAACTCGAAGTTGACCATGACCCTCACCAGATACCACGCGTGGCCCTCGGGATCGGGTCCGATCTCTACCGGCGTGACATCGCGGAATATAACGGCATCCGGCCCCGTAGTCTGCCCCTCGAAGATGGTCAAAATTTTATCCACGGCGAGATCGGAGTCCTGTACTCCGGCGCCCTCCTTGGTGCGAACCTCGATCACCAGGGTGCCCTCCTGGCGAAACCGGCGGGCGCCGACTGCCTGGATGGTAGCCTGGAACCTCCGCTTCGTTCTCCAGATCGGGCGAATCCACACCGATTGGTCCTTCGGCGTGAAATCGCGATTGTTGGGATACGCCACGTAGGGAGCAAGCGCAGGCGCGTACGCGGCGTCCCAGCCAGTCTTTAGGTGGCCGAGGATCGCGTCTCGTGCAGCATCTAGCGAGCTAAAGGGCATTGGATTAGTGCTCCAGTCCAATTTCGTAAATGACTCGGATGCCACCGGGGTTGACGATGTTCACGCTATGGATGTCCCAGGTGTACCCATCGTTGTCCGTCATGCGATCAAACAGCACCATGTCACTCGGGTCAAAGTCTTCGGCCGCAATGTACGCTGTAGCTTTGCCGCGTCGCATAGACTGCGCATCGTCAATCTCCTCATTCGGAATGACTACGCCGATCACGGTCACGGTTTTGTCCGACACCGTGGTGGACGCGCCCTTCCATGGCTTCGTCGGATCGTTCAACGTAGACGACACAGAGAAGAACTTGAGAGGCTGCCCATTGGCGTCGATCAGCCGTTGGGCCACATCGCGCATGTGGTTGTAGTCGATCGCCATGTTACGTTCCTCGAATGAGGCGCGTTCCCGTCGCGGAGTTGCGGAGCACCTGATCGAGCCAGAGATCGGCCTCGG